CAGGAAGGAATTTGGCGAGACGATCACTCGCCAGTCGGTGGAAGGATACGACCCGACCAAGCGGGCCGGCAGCAACCTCGCAGAGAAGTGGAAGCTGCTCTTCGAAGAGACCCGCAAGACCTTCCTAGCGGATACGGCGACAATCGCCATCAGCCACCGGGCGGTTCGGCTGCGCGCTCTCCAGCGCATGGCAGACAAGGCAGAGACCCAGGGCAACATGGTACTGGCGTCCTCACTGCTCAAGCAGGCGGCCGAGGAAGTCGGCGGCGCCTATACCAACCGCCGTGAACTGACGGGAAAGGATGGAAAGGACTTGCCGGTACCAGTATCGCCGGTGACGATCTTCCAGTTGCCCGACAATGGCAGGAGCTGAGCAAGGGCAGGGCGCCCAGACGATCATCCGGCCGCAGCCGGGCCCGCAGACAGCATTCCTCTCCTCGCCGGCAGATATTGCCATCTATGGTGGCGCGGCAGGCGGCGGCAAGACCTGGGCACTGCTCATGGAGCCGTTGCGCCATGTCAGCAACCCAGCTTTCGGCGCGGTGTTCTTCCGCCGCAATCTGACGCAGGTCCGAAACGAAGGCGGCCTTTGGGACGAAAGCGAAAAGCTCTATCCGCACTTGAGCGCGTCGCCGCGATCGGCGCCGGACCTGAGCTGGACGTTCCCGTCGGGGGCAGGCGTCTCATTCGCTCACCTCGAGCACGAGAAGACGATCTACAATTGGCAGGGGTCACAGATCCCGCTCATCTGCTTCGACGAGCTGACGCATTTCTCGGCTAAGCAGTTCTGGTACATGCTCAGCCGCAACCGTTCCATGTGCGGCGTTCGCCCGTATGTGAGAGCGACCTGCAACCCGGATGCGGATAGCTGGGTTGCCGAGTTCATTGCCTGGTGGATCGATCCTGACTCCGGGTTTGCCATTCAGGAACGGGCCGGCGTGCTTCGCTGGTTCATCCGCATCGGCGACACCATCATCTGGGCGGATTCTCCTGAGGAGCTGGCCCACCACGTAAACCCGCTGACCGGCGAACCTATCCCGCCGAAGTCGGTAACGTTCATACCGGCTAAGCTCAGCGACAACGCCATGCTGATGGCGGCTGATCCCGGCTATCTCGCCAACCTGATGGCGCAGCCGACTGTCGAGCGCGAGCGCCTCCTCGGGGGCAACTGGAAAATCAGGCCGGCGGCGGGGCTCCTGTTTCGCCGCGGCTGGTGCGAGGTCGTCGATGCAATCCCGACCGGCGCGCGTTGGATGCGGGGCTGGGATCTGGGCGCCACACCGAAGACCGAAAGCAACGACCCGGACTGGACGGCCGGCACCAAGATCGGAAAGCTGCCGGACGGTAGGTACATCGTCGCTCATCACTGCCGGGATCGGCTTTCACCCTCTGGTGTCGAGCGGCTGATCAAGAATACGGCCGAAGCTGACGGCAAGGACGTGCAGATCTCGCTTCCACAGGATCCGGGGCAGGCGGGTAAATCGCAGGTGACGAACCTGACGAAGCTGTTGGCAGGGTTCACGGTGCGGGCGACACCCGAATCCGGCGACAAGATCACGCGGTTCAGCCCGTTCTCTGCACAGGCCGAAGCAGGAAATGTCTTGGTCCTTCGCGGACCTTGGAATGAGACCTGGTTTTCGTCGCTCGAAGGCTTCCCGGAAGCGACGCATGACGACGACGCCGACAGCACGAGCCGAGCCTTCAACGCGCTTCTGAGCGCAAGCACGTACACGCTGGCGAACGTCTAAGGTTCGAATGCACTAGGCCGATGGGCTCAACAATGTCTCGTCGTACCAGACGTCTTCGTAGCCGTTAGCGATCAAGAACCGCCAGCCCGGAGGCAAGGCAAGGTAGGGTAGAGCCGCAGGACAACGCTCGGAAAGGTGCTCAACATGCATAGGCTTGAAAAAGTCAGCCTCGGTTGAGAGCTCTTCCCCTGCCCAGATAAACCAACCGCATGTCCCACTCTCGGGTGGGTGTCGCAGTCCATTGAGCGGCAATTCTCCGCGCAGGGCGCTGTCAGATATCCCGAGCTTGTCACGATTATCGGGTGGCGTGCTGTTGGCGCTGTAGCGTCCGCAGATATCCATTTGCCGGTCTCCATCCCACGAAGCTCGCGACTATCACAACTTCCAGCAATAGTCGCCACTGCGCGTCGAACAATCTTGTAGGAGCGGGCATGGCCAACATCATCGCGCTCGTCCGCGACAGCCTGACAAACATGGTCGCGAGTCTGGGCACCAGCCGGGACAAGGCAGCGGCAAACGTCTATTCGATGCCGATGCTCACCGACGAGGAGCTGCTGAACGCGTATCGGGGCGCGTGGCTCCCGAAGAAGATCGTCGACATCCCAGCATTCGACAGCGTACGCGCCTGGCGCGACTGGCAGGCGAAGAAGCCGCAGATCGAGGCCATCGAGGCCGAAGAGAAGCGCCTCAACCTCATGGGAAAGCTGCTCGAAACCCGCATCAAGGCGCGGCTCTGGGGCGGCGCTGCGATGGTGATCGGTACCGGCGACCAGGACCTGACGCAGTCGCTCGACGTCGAGCGCATCGGCAAGGGCGGACTGAAATACCTCACCGTCATGACCCGCCGCCATCTCACGGCCGGCGAGATCGATCGAGATCCGGCGTCGGAGTGGTACGGTAAGCCGAAGGTCTACCAGTTGAACTCCGCCGATGGCGTGCAGGTGGAAATCCATCCGTCGCGCCTCGTCATCTTCAATGGCAGCCAGCAGCCGGACGAGGACATCGTCACCACGACCTATGCCGGCTGGGGCGACAGCGTGCTTCTGTCGGTCGTCGATGCGATCAAGCAGGCCGATGGTACCGCGGCGAACATCGCCAGCCTCGTCTTCGAGGCCAAGGTGAACGTGATCCGCATTCCGGATTTCATGCAGAACCTCGGCAACGCAGAGTATCGCGCCAAGATCCTTGAGCGCTATACGCTCGCGGCCACGGCGAAGGGCATCAACGGCGACCTCCTCCTCGATAAGGAAGAGGAATACGAGCAGAAGACGGCTAGCTTCGCCACGCTGCCCGACGTGCTGATGTCGTTCCTGCAGATCGTGTCTGGCGCGGCGGACATTCCCGCCACGCGGTTGCTCGGACAGTCGCCGGCCGGCATGAACGCGACCGGCGAAAGCGACCTGCGCAATTACTACGACCGCCTGCAGGCAATGCAGACCGTCGAAATGACGCCGGCAATGGCGCGCCTCGACGAGTGCTTGATCCGGAGTGCCCTCGGCTCGCGCGATCCGGACATCTACTACGAGTGGGCCCCGCTCTGGGGCATGTCGGAGAAGGAGAAGGCCGAAGTCTTCAAGATGAAGTCGGATGCTGCTCGAGCTCTGGCCGGCACCAATACTTCACCGCCGCTGCTGCCGATCGATGCCCTGTCGGACTCGCTGGTCAACACGTTCATCGAGGACGGCTCGCTGCCTGGTCTCGACGCGGCGATTGAAGAGTACGGCAAGCTCGCTGAGCAAGAGCCGGATGATGACGAAACGCGAGCAGCGGCCGGTGCTGAGCCGACACAGGGCAGAAGCTAGTCACTGGCGAGCTAGCGCTGCGGGCTTGAGACAATATTGAAAAATCGAAGGTCACCGCAATTGTTATTCCAGTGAGTGCAGAAGGCTTTCAATGATTTCTCGGGAAGACTGAACGCCCGCAACAAAGATGCGAGCGCTATCGATGGCCACCAGTTCAAAGACGTCGTAGGTTCTACCTCGGGGGCCAAGATCCGCCTTTGCTGTCCATAATGCTTCTCCGGCTAACATTTGGTAATTTAATCCGCTTATTTCGAAGCCGAGGTATTGCGCTAGTTCTTCTATATGCGTCTGATCTTCGCGGCGCCTGAAATCGAGATGAACGCCGCCTAGCTGATTGGCGTGGATGGATAAGATATCGCGGCGCTTGTAGAAGTTCCTCTTCCAGAAGAACATCTTCTGCTCAAAAAACATCTTTGAGGGACGTAGAATTCGTTCTGTGCTGTCAAGCCGCCGGCTTAGGGGCGAGCTGCCGTCTTCCTTAATGAGCGAGGGATTTGGAAGTACGGCGCTAAAGGCGAAGCCATTTAGGTCGATCATTGTCATCCAATGCTCAACGTTTCCGTCTTCGCATTGCGCGATTGTGTTTGGCATCTCGAACAAACCAAACCGAACGATGTGAGGGCGAAGCCGGCTCTGCACCTTATGAAATAGTTGTTCACAGATCCACCTTCGCAGGATCGGAGCGATCAGAGCGCGTGCGGTTTGCGGCGTCGGAAGTTGCCGCTCCGTCAAGGCTTCATGAAGAAGAGCAACATCTTCTAGCAACTGGAAGATCAGCTCTCGGTCGTTTCTGTGCATGGGATTCCCGCCAATTTCCTGCAACATAGAGCGGAAGACGACGCAGATGCAATTCACCGACGCTGTAACTATGGCGGGCACGCGACGCACCGCCGATGGCTACCTTGTTGCGGATGTCCGCACCGCGCGCACTGGCATCCAGCTCTATGCCGGTCATGAGGTAGGCAAGCCGGAAATGGCAACCGTCAAGGTCTACCGGCCCGAGGACCAAGTCTTCGACAAGGCCAGCCTCGGCAGCTACGCGCACAAGCCGGTGACCAACGATCATCCGGACGAGGCGGTCACGGCCGACAATTGGAAAGCGCTTTCCGTCGGCCAGATCGGCGACGAGGTCGCCCGTGACGGCGAATTCGTCCGCGTTCCGCTCATCGTCATGGACGGTGCCACCATCGGCGACATCGAGGGAGGCAAGCGCGAGCTCTCCGCCGGCTACACCTGCGATCTCGCCTGGGAACCGGGCACCACGCCCGAGGGCGAGAAGTACGACGCCATCCAGAAAGATATCCGGATCAACCACGTCGCCATCGTGCAACGCGGCCGCGCCGGATCAGAAGCTCGCATCGGCGACGGTGTGAGGTCGTGGGGCGCTGCCCCGTTCACCAGTGATCAGAAACCGAAAGAGGACAAGATCATGACCCTGAAGACGGTTACCGTCGATGGCATCCCGGTTGAAGTAACCGACCAGGGTGCCACGGTGATCGGCACGCTCCAGCAGCGCCTTGCCGACGCCAACACCAAGTTCGCCGACGCGGAGAAGGCACATCAGTCGGCTTTGGCCGCCAAGGACGCCGAGCTCGCGAAGAAGGATGCCGAGCTCGACGCTCTGAAAGGCAAGATCCTTTCCGACGCTGACATCGACAAGCGCGTCCAGGCCCGCGCCGATCTCATCACCAAGGCGAACGCGATCGCCAAGGACGTGAAGACCGAAGGGCTTTCCGATGCAGCTATCCGCAAGGCCGTCGTCGTAGCCAAGCTCGGCGATGCAGCGATTGCTGACAAGTCGGAGGCCTATGTCGACGCCCGCTTCGACATGCTCGTCGAGGATGCCAGCAAGAACGGCTCCGATCCGTTCCGCACTGTCGTGCAGAATGGCCTTTCGCAGGTCAACGACGCCGACAAGGTCGTAACCGACGCCTATTCGCAGATGGTCGCCGACATGAAGGCCGGCAAGACCTCTGCCACGGCCAACTAAGAGGAGACGCTAAGATGGCGACTTACCAGACCACCTACACGAACGCTCCTCCAAAGGGCCTGCATGGTCAGATCGCTTCCGAGGAGAAGTGCAACAAGATCAGCCGCACGGTCGAAAACCTGGGCGGCGTGCGCTTC